TATGCTCATCGTAAGGATGATATTTCTCTGAAAAGCTTGATGGTATATCCCAAAAAATTCCACACTTAAGTAAAACAGATCTCACAAAAGAACGAATTTCTTCCGATTGAATTAGATTAATTTCATTAACTAAAGGAAATAAAAACTCATCTTCTTTAGCGAGGGTGCCGCTTGTATCTGAATCAATAATTTCATCTAATATTGACTTTTTCATAACTGTCTCCTTTTAATCAGCCTCAATATTATACTACAGAAAATACTAACGTGCCATATTCTACTTTGTTAAATTAACAGGAACTTCTACATTAGAAAATTTCCATTTAGAACAAGGGTCATCAAACTGACACTGTTTACAATATGAGGTTAAACCCCTTCTTGGAATGAATATTTGCTTGTCAACAATTAGATTAGCCCAATACTTCAAAGAATCTAAATCCTCATCTGAAACACCATATTCAATTAATTCAAAATTATTTGACATAAAATTTATGTAACCAAATTTTGTATTATGCACCCTGCTTGGATGCTGTAGCTTAAATCCTAAAAACATTGTAGCAAAATCTATTTGATATAGAAATGAATTTTTTGATTTATGATTAAATAAGAATTTAACAACATAGATTGTATTATTTTTCTTAAAGATCAAATCATATTTATCCTCAATACGAATTGACTTTCCAATAACTGCTGAATAGCTTTCAGAAATTCCAATAGGAATTATCTCTGCATCTGAATACTTTTCATGGAATCTTAAAAGGATGTCCGCTGCTTTGGTTGTAAGCGATGCCATATTAACGTACTGTGAACTATGTTTATCATGCGTGATATCATAGGCTGTAGTGCCTTTGGGATACCATAATTTTTCCCAGCGATTTAATAATGACGAATAGGATGGAGTAATTCCACCCTGTTTTTTAAACCAGAAAAAGTATAGAATATTTTTAATTGTTGACTCAAAATTTACATTCAATATATCTCTGGAATATAATTTTTCATATAATTTGTCGTTATGCCTATAGTCAAATAGTCGTTCACAAATCTGAAAATCTTTTATTGACTCTACAGTTAGAGTATGCATATTAATCAAATCCTTCACCATTAAGAAGACTATTTAAGTCTGATTCCTCTAAGTAAGTAGAGGAAGAAACGATTTCATAATCTTCATATGTCTTATTGTAATCATTGTACCTAACTAAAGGAGGATCATACATAAATGTCGATCCAGTAATTCTATTCTTAGGTATCTGAAGTTGAGTTATGCTTGAATCTGTAACATCATCCTGTGCTATAAGTTTCTTATCAGTCAAGAAAATAGTTACTGCACATTTTTGCTGAATAGCTAATGATCCACCAGTATCTGATTGTTGGACAACTTCTCTTTTTTCTTTCATTCTATTTGAATTTTCCTGAGCCGTAATAATAACGGCGGCATTCATATCCTTAGCTAGCTTTTCTAATCTAACCATCATTTCTTCATACTCACCCCATCTAGGTTTACCTTTACCGCCACCGCGTATAAACATAGATTGAATAGTGTCGATGATCAATACATCTGGCGTTCTTTCAGGATGACCAATTAGATCTCTAATCCAAAATTCTAGATCCTCAAAATATGGAGTCTCTGGATCATGTCGAACCATAAGTCTATCTCCCCATTCTAAAAGTCTATCTTTGAATATCCGAAGATATTTGGACGCCTCAACAGAGTCCCAATTATCAGCTTCTAAATAAACATTTCTACCAATAATTTGGGTCATCAAAATTCTTTCCCAATGACCAGTTGCTTCTTCAAAATTAATATATAGAACTCTTAAACCACTATCAAGCCAATAATTAGTCAAACATTTAGCAAATGTGCTCTTACCTTTGCCTGAGGCTGCAATTATTGCGTGAACTGCGCCTCTAAAAAAGCCACCATCTTCTGTATATCCCATAGCTTTATTCAATGCCTTAAATTGAGTTGGCAGGAAACTGGGGATATCTAAAAGGGCTTCAGCTCTTTCAGTGATGTCTATTGCAGTTGTAAGCTTGCTAAAGGGATCGTATTTAATTTGATTTTCTAGATCTTTAATTGCTGACGCAAGTTCGTTAATTCTAGAAATGTCTTCTTCTTTTTTTAATCCCTTTTTACCTATAAGGATTTGAAGTTCTTGTAAATAGTTAATCTGCTTGCGTTTATTGGCCTTATATTTAACTAGCTCTAAAACAGATTCCTTATTAGAGAAGTCTGTAGAAAGAATAAGATCTATCAGAATACTTACTCCAGCATTACCTCCAAGCGCATCGTAAATTTCTGTTTCAGAACTCAACCAAGACTTAAATGCAGTTGAATCAATACGGTCTAATGATGTCGCTCTATAGAATGAGAGTAAGGCTGTATAGAATTCATTTATACCCTTTTCTCCATGTATTAAACCTACCAAATCTGAATCTAAATTCTCATTGAAATACGAGATTGCACCCTCCTCTTTAAAGCAGAGTGCAAAGATCTGATATTCTAAGGGAACTTCCTGAACTTCAGTTATCTCATCTAGGATCATTTGATTTAGAATCTTTCATCTTTCTATATATCTTTTTACGATATTGCGAATTCTTTTTTTTCATCTCTTGATAATACGTAGATGTTGTATTTGCTTTTTTAGGTTTAACATCTGGAATGTAGTCTGTTTTTCTAATTACTTCTAGCATACGATTGAAAACTATATCCTCAGTCAAGGTATCATTATATCGGAAAACAATAAGAGCAATCCCGTTATCTTTACAAAATTGTAATTTCTTTTCATCTCTAATCTGCGCTTGTTCAAATTCATATTTTGAATCAAAAAATCTTTTAGTATAAAAGAAATGCTGCCTACCATGATACTCTGCTGCAATTTTGTATTTAGGGCAATAAACATCAAGTCTTAAATTATCAACAATTGTATATTCATTAACTATTTTTTCTCCAACAAGAATTTTCTGCATAATTGCAGTAAGCGCACTCTGTCCTCTCGACATTTTCTTTTTAGAATCTTTAATCCAACCTAATCCAAGTTGATCAATCTTTTTTTTAACATCAACTATCTGTATATCTAGTTCTTTTGCTATATCAGGAATTGACAGAGACGTCTCTAGTAGTAGGTCAATTAAAAATTCAGTGTCGTCTTGCTCAAACTTGCCCATAAAAATCCCCTATCTATAAATATAGGAACGACAGAAGATATTTCTGCCGTTCCTATAAATTAATGCTACCAATTCGATATCAGTGAGAAGACTTGGAAAGAGTTAGAGTCTTACCTAAATCTATAATTGAAAAATTCAGATTGTCCCAAATCTTTGGAAATAACCCCAAACTTAGAACTCCACAATCGAATATGCAGTAATCTACTCCATCAAACTCAGTTAACTGTGAATAGACAGAATCTATTTTATCATAATAGTTATTAAATGGAACATTTATAACATGAGTTTGAAATCCAAAATGCTTTTGAATATTCTTCTTATCGTGGAAACTGACAACTACCGAAGAACTATTTCTGATATAAAAATCTATAAAAGAGTTATAAATATCTCTATGCTTCATGAAGTAGTATTCAAAAATGTTTGAATAAAAATATTCACTATTTTTATCTAAACCAATTTTTGAATGTCTACCATTTTGAATATCAGATGAAAGTGTATGGGATACTGCTTTCATAACTTTTGGATTATTCTTACGAAAAGATGATATTACATTTTTAGCAAAATATGCTGGAAAGGCGTACTCGCTATTTTTTCCTAAACCAATTACTGAAGCTTTAGGAATATTAATGTACGCAAACTTCTCTTTTTGATTCATATTGTACGTAAGTTTTTGAATAGATTGCTTTGGATCGAGAATGGTCATTTTAGACTCCTACAAACTTTGGTGTTTCATAATTGATAAGAGTATTCCAATTAATTAGAACTGGATTCTCATCCATTATAGAATTGATATGATTAAGATTATGGAATTCTCCACGATCAATTTCTGAATATCGTTGCCATTTAGCTGACTTATCCTCATCTTTGGCATATCCTAAGTGCTGCATCACAAGATTTGAATCTTGCCAATAGTTACCAGATCTGATCCAATCCAAAATATAAGTTGGCTCTGAACCACAGGCAAGTTTTCTATTAGCAAATCCGCCATTGGGAATGTATCTAAATATACGTGAACTATTATTTGGTGTCCAAAGTTTATCTACACGGAATTGGCTAGCATTCCACATATGATAAAATCTTACATTTACTACATCATTGGGTGCAGAATTTAAAACTTGAGAAATTGGTTGATTTTCTAAATGAAAAAGAAGTTCATCACAATCAATTGCGATAATCCAGTCTCCAACTTTAGCAAACTTTTCAAGATTACTCCAAGCAAATGCTCTCAGCTGACCTTCATGCTTACTAAAAAGCGACTCAGGTGTTTGAAACACTTCAGCATATTTTGCTGCAATTTCTATTGTATCGTCAGTTGAACAATCATCTGTAAAGATGATCTTGTCAACCTGAGTAAATAGTCTTTGTAGAACCACTTCTAAATATCTACTTGACTCATTTTTACCTATCATTTGTGCGATTAGCA